GGTCCAGGGCCCGCACGATGGTGTTATTGCATACCACGCGGATATCGGTGAACTTCGCCACCGTGGCCATGGTCCCATCGTAGGACGTGCCGAACAGCAGATAGGGGCGCACCGCGTCCCCGTCCACTACCTCGGCGGCCTCCGCCACGCGGGCCAGGGCCCAAACCCGGCGGCCATCGCTCAGGGCTCCGGCCGTCTCGAGCTCGAACCCGCCCAGCTCCGCCAGCTTAGCAAAGAACCCCATTAGGTCCGCCGGCTGCACCACGTTGTAGCCGTCCGATACCACGGCCAACGGTGCACCGGTATCGGACCGGTGCAGCACCTTTCGGTTCGGCCACCGCTGCAGCTCCGTGGCCGCGGGGCTCTCATACAGGACCGGGGACTCGAGCACGGTATACCCGATGCGCGCGGCCTGGGTCCACTCCTCGATGCTGGCGCCCGGCTGCAGCTGGGCGCCGAGCCCGTGCCACGGCGTATTTCCCACGTAGGCCATGGCGGCCGTGCCGGTCGTGGTGTCGATCATGTGAGCCATTTCTCTATCCTTTCTGTTTACGCCCGGCCACCGCGGCCCGGCATGGTTCGAATTATTAAAGCACCGCGCGCCGCGGTCAAATTGAATTTTTCAATCTAATTGGCCGAATCGATTAACGGTCCGCGCCCCGCGGACCGGGGCCCGAGCGCCCCGCGCCACGTTTCAGGGAGTGCGGGACAGGGCCCGGGGGCCTGGTTTCCGTATGCTGAATCAACCGGGAAACCGCGGATTAAACCCCGAGCAATTCCGCGATGAGAATCAATCTCATTCTCGTTCGCGTTAACTGTCACCCGGGATCGATGCGGTCCACAATCCACCAAAGCGCGAAAAACACCAGCAGCGCCACCAGGAACATTTAGAAATCCTCCCGGCCGATATCACCCGCCACATGGTGGCGCAGCATCGAGCCATAAGGCAGGGCTCGAGCAAAATCCCGCAGGGTTTGGACATCGTCGGCAGCGCCCTTCGTCCGGGTTCCGTGCCATTGAATAGCTGTCGGGCCCCCAGCGGCATAACAGCCACCCTTGCCGGTGCCTACCTTTTTCTTCCCGCTACCGTGCGCCACGAAAACCACCACGTAGTCCCGCTCTCCGCGGGCACACAAGGGGCGGCCGTTCCCGCAGCGCTGACAGTTGAAATCCTCGCTCAACTCGGCCGGGCAGCGCAGGAATTGCACGCCCTGGAACACCCGCGGCCACGTGTCCACCGTGTCGGCCGGTGCGGCGTAAACCGCTGGGCGGCCGGATTCCACCGCCAAGACAGCGTCCCGCATGTCATCACAGCTCGAATTGATAACGGTTTTTCCCGGCGTAGGGTGCGGCAGCGCCGCGGCCGGGAAATGCGAATAGGTCCAAGCTAAGCCGCCCGGCGGGACCGCGTCGATAACCGCCGCGAGGTATTCCGCGTCCACCGTGTGGGCGCCGGTTTCATTTTTAGGGTGCAGCGCGCAGCTTTTCGGACACGTCCCGTAGGTTTCATGTGCACCGCTGCGGTAAGTAACGGCTATGGGTCCGGTTTTGCTGTTGCCGGATACGGCCACTGTCTTGATCATCGCTCTATCCTTTCTGTTGATGACAGCCGCAGCTTAGCCCGCGGCCGGTTCTGTCGTCAAGCGGTTTCGAATAAATCCATGCGCGCCATATCAAACCAGTGCCCATTGTCCGTGAGGGTCCAATAAGCGCCGCTGCTGCGCTGAATAAGCCACCAGCGTGAATCCTCGGCGGACCAAAAGAAAGAAAGCCCGCCCTTGTTCAAACGGTCTAGCATGGCGTCAGCATGCCGCTCGAGCTCGGCGGCTTCGTCAGGGGAAGCGGGGACGGGCAGCTCAATCCAAACTTTCATGATGCCACCCCCAAAAGGATGTAGCCTTCGGCCATATACGGCCAGTCGCGCGCCTTTTCGGCGGCCCGCTGCAGAGTAGAAGCCAACACCGGCACGATATAAACGCGGCCGGTCCCTTCGTGCTGAATTCTCGCCCAATAGGTTTTCATCGCTCTATCCTTTCTATGTTGCTGCGGGATGCAGCGGGATCAACTATGCCGGATCGTCAGGGTCCGGTCCAATTGGATTTTCTAATCGGTAAACCCCGGCCGATAGCAGCTCGACCAGGGCAGGCCAGTCAATTTCACGGTCCGGCCAGCTCATGATAGGCGCCGCCCGTAGGCCTATCTCGGCAAGCTCGAGCGCCTGAGTGCCGGAATACAAGCTCAACGAAGCCTTTCGATTGACGGAGCCGCCATCGTGCACCAAGACAAAGCAGGGGCGGCCAGCACGTGAGTGTCGGGTTAGAAAGGCAATTTGGTGCGGCCGCAGGGCAACCGCAAGCCCGCGGGTAAGGGCCTTGAGCTCGAGCATCACAAACCGGGAGCCAATCCCCACCAGCATGTCAGGCACGCCCAAGTTGACCCGGTTCTCAATCCGTTCGACCGCGCAGCCGTGTTCCTGCAGGGCAATTCGAACCCGGCGAGAAAGCCGGGCCTCAGGGGTTGTTGGCATCGGGAGGAACCTCTTCGAAGACGTCAGGCGGAGGGTCCGCCACTCCAGGGTCAAAAGGTGGGTCAAGCTCTCGGGAGACACTTTCGATCACCTGCCCGGTATCGGCATCAATGAGGGCAGTCGGGGGCGGGCCGCCGTACAGCTTCTTGATCTCATCCAGCTTGCGCTGCACCTCTTCCTTGGACATCGAGTCGATGGTCCCATGGCGAATTTCCTTCCGCTCGACGTAGATAGTCCCCAGGGCCTGACCGCGGCGGTACTCCGCCTGGACTGCAGCAGCGAACGCGCCAGCCTCGAGCGCCTTGTCGCGGATGGTCTGCAGGTCCTTCATGTGCCGCTCGTACGAAGTGTTGTACTTCGACGCCAGCTCAGCCCGGTAGGACTGGATCGCGGACACGACCTCGGGATACTCGTCAGGATTGGTCAGCTTCCAAGCCATCACCGAGGCGGACTTCGGGTTGTACCCAGCCCGGATGGCGGCCTCCTTCAGCGTCACCCGGCCGTCCCCTGCTACGTACTCTTGAACGAACTTCCATTGCTTGGGGTTCAGGGACTTGTACTGCTTCAGGGGCTTGACCTGACCGGATAGCCGCTTGGCCGCCTTGTTTGGGATGACCGGCGGCACATTCCAAACGTCCTTCTTGGTCACTTGATCCTCCAAAGACGGAAGCCGTCCTTGTCCTTGAGCGGGTTGGTCCGGCGCAGCGTGAACACCCAGGGGGGATCCTGCATCTTCGAGAACCGCCACGCGCAGGACCGGGCGCTGGCAGCGACCTTCTCCTGGTCCTTCGGGAAGAAGATGCTGTCGCCCGGCTCCATGTCCCGCAGCGGGTACTTCTGAACCGTCCCCTCCTCAGGTATCGGGATCCCCGATTCGATGTCCAAAGTGTCCATTCTGTGCACTCCAAGCGTGTTCCAACTGCAACCAGTGTAGCATGACCCAGCAGCCGCGCAACAGGCATCCCAAAGCCACCCAACAAGCACTCAGGGCAAACCCCTAGATCCTGGCCTATAGAACTTTTTCTGGCCATCAACGAAAAATTTTTTCAAAAAAATAACCGCGCGCGACCCCCAGAAAAATCCATACACCTGTTCCTCCCCGTAATGAAACGTGATGCTCCAACCCCTTGATTTCATTCATCTATTACGCCATTACACCAATTACGCCATTTCCCACGAAAAAAATTAAAAAAACACCTCTACCCAAAAAAGTTCTATAGGAACCCCCAAAAAGCCCCGGTCCGCGGTCCTCGACCCCTTCTCCCCCCTCTTTTCTCCGGGTTTCCCCCTACATCCGCGCACTCCCAGCCCACTTGACGATCAACACGTCATACCGCACAATAACAGCTCCACAACACCACCATCACAGGTGGAAATTAGAAAGGATAGACGCATGACAGATGACGCAACACCGGCCTTCACCCAGCGTGTGGTGGATGCAATGGACCAGATCACGACCGTAGCAGACGACCTTTTGGACGTGCTGCCGGAGATCACAGACAGGCCTTCGATTGGCATGTTTGGTCTGATGATGGCCGCGGCCAAGATTGGTGTGGCCTTGGCTCTTCCTCCGGAGAAGCTGCAGGAGGCCTTGTTGGCCATGTACACCGATGCTCAACGACATGAGAAGGAGCGTTCTAATGAGCACTAAACCGAATGGCCGTGCGGTGTGGCCCAACTTCAACACGGTGGAGCTTTGGTTCGAGACGATGTTGACGGACAAGCCTTTGGTTTGTACTTTGGAGGTGGAGGAAGCGCGGGGCGATTGGCCGGCCACGTACACCCTGGTTGGCGTGACCTTGGGCGGCGAGGACGTCATGGGCATCATTTCCAACTCCGTGGTCGAGGAGATCCAGGAGGCGGCCTACATCACTTTTGAGAACCCAAATGGCTAGCCCCGGTCCGCGGGCCTTGCCCCGCCAACCCAAACCCACCCATCCCCCTGTCTGGCCGTTCCCGACCTATCGTGGCCAGCCTTACAAGCCGCCGCGGCGCGTCAAGCCCGTGGCAGATCTTTCGAAGTATCAGGAGGCACTGTTATGAGAACCCGATTGTTGAAGAAGGCGCGTGAGTTGTGGCCACAGAGCCGGCGGTATCAAAGGGACTGGGCGCGTTCGGTTGCCCGGTTGGGTGACAAGTGGCTGCTGGCCCGGTACGTAGGGCGGAGGTCCGATGCAGCGGCATGAGGATGACGATTTGGATTCCCTGGGCTACTTGGCCATGGCGATCCTGGTTGTCTTGGCTTTGGTTTTCGCGGCCTTGTTGGCTGTGGTTTTATGGATGGGGTAAGTATGAAGCGATTGTTGGTTTTGTTGGCCTTGGGGCCGCTGTTGGGGTCCCCGGTCCGGGCGGAGTTTTATACGGGAAACGAGCTTTTGCAGCGGATGCAGTCGGACAGTGTGATTGAGAAGTCCGTGGCGCTCGGTTTTGTAGCCGGGGTGGCCGACACGATGGAAGGGATCCTGATCTGTTCGCCGGACTATGCAACCACGGGTCAGGCGCGGGACGTGGTCCTTCGTCATCTATTGCTCAATCCTCAGTCGCGGCACAAGACGGCTGCGGCTTTGGCTGTGGATGCTTTGAGCACGGCGTGGCCGTGCAAGCGGGGGAAGTGAT